GGTGAAGCCACTCTTGAGTGTGCAGAATCCTTTCTTACAAGTACTCCTTTCGGAAAACTTGCATGTGGGAAATACGCAACGTTGTTTAGTTGTGTACTTTCGGGTGTAGCATCAAATCTTGAAAATACGTATAACCCTCTGACTGGTCGTTTCTTTCACCAACCAGAGGCAGATTATGTAGATAATGTGGGAAAAATTGGTCTAATTCAAGAACCCGGTTTTAAATTACGGGCTGTTGCAAATCCTGCACGAGTTTATCAACAGGCTCTTTCGAGCCTTGGTGATGACTTGTATGGAGTCCTAAAAGAACTTCCTTGGGACTGTACTCACAATCAGACTTTACCTTTCATCCACATCCAGAAGCACATGGGTGCTGGTAACGTGGCTCACGCCATAGATCTATCTAATGCAACAGATAGATTCCCATTCGAGTTACAATATCGAATGTTACACCACATGTATTACCGTAAGGACGCTATTGAGCTATTCGCAGATTTATCGCGAGCAGATTGGAGAACCTCACTATCGAGCGGTATTATTCGCTGGACAGTAGGACAACCTTTAGGTTTGTATCCATCTTTTGCATCTTTTGCGTTGTGTCACGGTTTAATGTTGTTTGCCTTAAATGGCTTCAAGCATGATAGTATGTTTTATGTACTAGGAGATGATGTCATTATCCTTAATGACTCTTTACATTCCAAATATATGGCGTTTCTAAATAATTTAGATATACCATTTGCACCATCAAAAACTTTATCATCAAATGTCATTACTGAATTTGGTGGTAAACTCATCACCCCTAATAGGGTAATGCCACAATTAAAGTGGAGAGAAGTTTCTGATGATTCCTTTATGGATTTAGCTCGGAATGTAGGTATGACTATACGTCGTATTCTCCGTCCTCGTCAGAGGATCATTTTTGATATCTTGAAGTCCATCCCAGATTTTCTTGGGGGTTGCGGTTTCAATCCTGATGGGAAACCATTAGCGGACCGTATGGCGATTTACTACAACATGCTTCAAACTGAGGATCTTCACAGTTACCTGTTGAGCTATAACGGGCGTGTCTCATGTATGAACTACGAAGTTAAGGTTGCAAAACCTAGACCACCGAGTTTATTTCAAAGATATACCCTAGATCATGCTTCCTGGTATTTCACAGGAATCAATGACCTCACCTTCGACCAGAAGGTGATTAGTTTAATGCAAAGTATCCCATTACCGCCGATTGTTTATAGCGGTTTTCCGTGGGAATCCTTAGGCTCTATCGTCTATAATGCATTCCCTCGTGAGAGGTATTTGCAGATCGATAGCAAGGCGAGTTTCACAACTAGCTTGGATCATTTGGAACGGAA